TGGCGTTCGGTGGTCTCGACACAAGAGAAAATACGCAGCCGCTTTGTCAGGTGTGCTCGGACGTAAAGACCAAACGTGAGAGCAGTGAGGGATTGCGCCGCTCCCGAGCATAGGGGGGGGTAGGCGATAAAGCTGAGCGCGACCGTGGCGGTTACCCGATGGCCACCCTTTTTATGGCTGTGCGATATAACAGAGCGGTGAGTTGATGCAGCGAGGGCGCAAGGCCGAACCATCTAGCACAAAGCTGGCCCGCGGCACCTTCCAGCCGTGCCGAGACGGGCAGAAGGTGCAGGTGCTTGCTCCGGGCGATCCGCCGATGATGCCGGATTACCTCACTCCGGAAGCTGAAATCGTCTGGCAAGAGATCCTTGGGCGCGTCATGGCTGTCGGGGTTGCTGAGCCGGACAGCGCTTTGCTTGCTCGCTACTGTGCAATGGAAGCCCTTGCCCGCAACACCTTGCGCAGCGGTGACGCGATCCCGGCGACCATTATGACCGCGCTTCGTCAATATGAGGAGCTGCTGCGAATTGCGGGTCCAAAGAGCCGAGTGGGAGTGAAGCAGGATGGCCAGTCTGCCAACCCCTTCGCCCGCAACGGAAGGCGATAAAGACTACGCTGCTATTGCGTTGGCCTACGCCAGAGGCGCGGCAGCCGACAAGGCCGGTCTGGAGCATTGCAAGTGGCTGCGTTTAGCAGCGGAACGTCATCTTCGTGACCTAAAGAAGAAGGATTGGCCGTTCCGCTTCGACCAGTGGCATGCCAACGACGTCTGCGATTTCATAGAGAAACTTCCGCACGTTGAGGGTCAGTGGGAAACTCCCACCCTCACTCTTGAGCCGGCTCAGGTATTTATCCTGGCCGTGGTTTTCGGATGGCGCCGTAAGGATACAAGCCTTCGTCGGTTCACGATGGCCTACGTCGAGATGGCGAGAAAGGGAGCCAAATCGACGCTTACGGCAGGCGTTTCGCTGTACTGTACCTGCTGCGAGGATGAGCCAGGGCCACTAACGCTGATCGGCGCTACGACTGGCGATCAGGCCCGCAAGGTTTTCACTCCGGCCAAGCGGATGACGGAAAAAACGCCGGCTCTGCAGGACGCATTTGGACTGAAGGCTTGGGCTCGAGCGATCACGTGTGAGAGCAATGGCGGGACGATCCACACGATCAACGCCAAAAGCTCAACACAGGACGGCCACAACCCGCACTTGGGGGTACTGGACGAACTTCACGCCCATCAGGACCGCGGCTTGTTCGATGTCATTCGCTCGGCCTTCGGCGCGCGCCGCAATCCATTGCTGTGGATGATAACGACCGCGGGCTTCAACATGCATGGCGTTTGTTACGAGCAGCGATCGTTTGTGACGAAGGTACTAGAGCAGTCCATCTCCGCTGAGCACTTCTTTGGGGTGATCTTCACTCTTGATGAGGATGATGACCCCTACGACGAGCGGAACTGGGTCAAAGCCAACCCGCTCATGCCGGTCACGCCCACGCTGGAGGAGATGCGGGCCTACGCGATCGAGGCGAAGGCTTCCCCGGGGGCAGAAGGCGAGTTCAAGACCAAGCGCCTAAACATATGGATGGGCGCGGCGTCGGCATGGTTGAACGTGTCGAGCTGGAACGCTTGCGGCGGCCGAGTGCCACTTTCAGCGTTTCGTGGCCTGGACTGCTACCTTGGGGCCGACCTTGCGGACAAGGACGACATCTGCTCGCTTGTGCTGGCTGCGTTGGACACAAGTGGTCGGTTGCTGATGAAGACGTGGCACTGGCTGCCTGAAGCAGCGCTGGAACGAGCCTCGCAGACGGAACGGGAGAACGTGACGCTCTACCGCCAGTGGCGTGACGAGCGGAAGTTGCTTGTTACTGAGGGCGACTGGATCGACCACAACCGAGTGGAGCGGAAGATTAGGCGGCTGAAAGCGGCGCTGCCGGGTCTAAAGCGCTGTACTTTCGACCAGTTTGCTGCAGCCCAGGCGATGGCCGTCCGGCTGAATGAAGACCTGAGTGATGGGGATGAGCCCTTCGCGGTCGTCCTGCCAAAGAACGCGCGCAACGTGACGGATCCAGCCAAGGACCTAGAGGCTCGGCACAAGGTCGGACCGGCAATGCTGCTGCATGACGCCAACCCGGTGATGACTTGGATGGCTGGCAACGTGGTGGTGTCGCGACGGGTAGACGGCTCGATCCTGCCGAAGAAGCCGGACACAGATAGCAAGGCAAAGATCGACGGTATCGACGCTGCGGTGAACGCTTTGGCCCCAATGGTTGGACCGGCGATCAGCGAGACGGACACATCCACCCTAATTTTCTAAGGGGAACCTGCCTATGACTACGGTGCGCAAAGCCACCGCTGCGGCGGCTGGCTCGAACCCGCTTGAGTTCGTGATGAGCGACGCGACCGTTGACCGCATGGGCGACGTGATCGAGCCGAACGGCTGGCGCTTGGCCAACTTCAAGCGAAATCCGGTGGCCCTCTTCAACCACGATTCCGATACTCCGATTGGCGAGTGGAAGAATGTTCGCGTTGAGGGCGGTGCGCTCCGTGGCGAACTCGTATTTGGCCCGGTCGGTGCCTGTCCGACTACCGATAAGCTTCGGGCGTTCATTGAGGCCGGCATGATGCGCGCCGTCTCGGTGGGGTTCGCTCCTGTCGATGCCGAACCTATCGCCGGGTCTGCCCGGGGCGGACTCCGCTACAAGGCTGCCGAACTTCTCGAATGCTCTCTTGTGAGCGTGCCGGCGAACCCGAACGCGGTTCGTCTGGCCAAGTCCCTGAACCTTTCCGACGATGCTCAACGTCTGATCTTTGGCAAGTCTGCCGACGAGATCGACGCGATTGCTCGTCGCGAAGCCTCTGGCGAGCCCGCCGCGACTGAACCCTCCTCAAGGAAGAAGAAAATGGCTTCTCTCTCTGAGCGCGTCGTTGGCGCGCAGAATGAACTTACTCGTCTCAAGGACCAGCTGACGGACCATCTTAAGCAGGACGACGCTGACGAAATCGTCACTGTCGAACTGTCGGAGCAGGTCGAGAAGCAGGAAACCGCCCTCGCTGCTCTGGAGCGCGCTGAGAAGGCGCTGGCCACCAAGTCGGCAACGCCGGTCGCCAGCCAGTCGGAGCAGCGTCGCCCGTTCGCCCTGGCGGCGAAGAAGAGCGACCCGCAAGACCTGATCATCCGCTCCGCGGTAGTGCAGGTCCTCTCGCACATCGAGAAGCGCTCGCTGACCGACGTGCTGACCGCTCGCTACGGCGAAGACGACGGCATCAAGACGTTGCTGGACGTCACCACCAAGGCGGCCTCGGCGCCAGCGATGACTACCACCAATGGCTGGGCGGCTGAGCTTGTTCAGACGGCCGTGCTCGACTTCGTGGACACCCTCGTTGCGAAATCGGTCTATCCGATCCTCCGAGACTTGGGTGGCAAGTTCACCTTCGGTCGCAACGGCGTGGTGTCGATCCCGGCTCGTTCGGCTACTCCGTCGATCGCCGGTTCGTTCGTCGGTCAGGGTGCGCCGATCCCGGTCCGCCAGGCTGGTTTCACCGCTTCGACGCTTACTCCCAAGAAGATGGCGGTTATCACCACCTTCACCCGGGAGATCGCCGAGAAGTCGACGCCGGACATTGAGCAGGTCTTGCGCACCGCCATTCAGGAAGACACTGGCGTCGCAATCGACACCGTGTTGCTGGACGCCAGCGCAGCCACGCCAATTCGTCCTGCGGGCCTGCGCAATGGCGTGACCGGCCTCACGGCGACGGCAGGCGGCGGGTTCAACGCGCTGGTGGCCGACCTTAAGGGCTTGGTCGGCGCCTTGATCACCAGCTCGGGTGGCAACATCCGTCAGCCGGTGTGGGTGATGAACCCCGTCCAGGCTCTGTCGATTTCGCTGACCCAGAATGGCGCGGGCGATTTCCCGTTTGCGGCCGATCTGCGCGGCGGGACGCTGCTCGGTTACCCAGTTGCGCAGTCGGCGACGGTGCCGGCGGGTACGGTTGCCCTGGTCGACGCTGCCGACTTCTTCTCGGCGACTGGTGACGAGCCGCGGTTCGACGTCAGTGACC